GGTAAAATAATTCATACCCTAACAGCGATTTTGGCTATTAAAGATAGGCTTTGGCCTAGAAGCAAACCTTTATCACCTGTCGCCAATGCCGCAGCCAAGATATCTGGCTGGTTCATGTCACCGGCAAAGGCTAAAATGATTGGAAGGACGGTTGATCACAGCTTTAACGGCGGCCTGTTTGAAGTTTTGGACTTCACGGCCGAAATGGCTGGCTTTGTTGGATATAAAACTCCGATAACAACCGTTGTTCGCTTGCTACAGAAACTTAGGAAAGCAAAGAAATCTAAGGCCCAGTTGCCTTTGGTAGGAATACTACTACTGTTGCTTTCTTACATTTATGAAAAGATCTTTGGCTCGCGAACCAAATTAGCCGGCAAGCTAATAGCTTACTGCGCGCGCGGCAGGCCCCTTAAGAAGATGAGGAAAGGGGCAACCTGCAAAATTAGACACGATGAACTCCCTAAAAATGCCACTAACGCCGATAGTGTGGAATGCAAGCCTGTTGAGGGCCCCTTCCATGTTGGCTTGGGCATTGCAGACTACATACCAGTTGTTGCATCGCATTGCGTACACAACGATATAGTAGCTGTAAATAATAGGGGGATTTGTGAGCGCGCGGGACCGCATCCCGGTTGGTGGACATCTGTAGGCAAGGCTACCATGTTCCGAATTTTTGATATGGGCACGGTTGTGCCTACTGAAAGAAAAATTTGGCTCAGCAGGTACCCTGGCCCTAAACAGAGAGAGTTGGAGGAAGCAGTCAATAATACCGTCGAGGATTATTATGCAGCCACTAGGCGCAAGGCCTTTACTAAATCTGAGTGTGCCGTGAAAAGGCTTTCAGGTTTGTGGCAGCAATACGACGAAGATGACCCTCGAGGCCCCATAGCAGGATATGATCCCAGGTTAATCCAGGGCTGTTATCCTGAATACGTTAATGCCACCGGACCCTTTGCACATGCTTTTAGTAAGGCTTGCAAAGGGGAACATGGCGACACTACGTATGGCCCGGGGCTTAATGCCCCCCAACTCGATGATTGGCTCAACTACGCAGAACAGCATTTTGACGAACCTTTGGCATATATTGATGCTGATGCTGTTAGGCTCGACGCCAGCGTCCCTGTTGAATGTATTGAGACTGTTTCAGATCTCTACGAAAAACATGGCGCTGACGAAGAGGCTATGCGCATGTTTCGAGCCGACATCAAAACTCACGGAGCTACTTCTTGTGGTGTTATCTATAGTGTGGA